CATCTGTGCAGGCATCTCACCTGCGAACTCTGCCACAGCACCAACACCACCCTGAGGATCAAGGGTCTGATTGATGACTTCCCTACGCTCCGCGAGAGCCTGCCTGCCCTGTGATGCCATCTCAGAACCGAATAGATCTGGAATCATCAGAGCAAGGTCAGCGACTGAAATCACACCACCTGGGATGCCGGCAGCGAGACCTCTGACAGCGTTGAACAGTACTCCATGATCACTGCCAGGTCTCGTCCAGCCTTCCTTCTGTGCTTCCATCGCCTTGATGAGCTTATCCAGATGGGCTTGCTGTGCTCCGCTAGCACGCATCTTGATTTCCTTCAGCTTATCAATGTTCGACTGAATGTTCTCCTGTGAAGCAAACCTCGTACCGAGAGCGGTATCTGCAAAAGGCTCAGGAGCCGCAGTCTCCGATCCTTGCACAAACTTCGCAAGAGGATTGACAGGCTGCTGGCTCCCTGAACCTACGAATCTTGCGAGAGGGTTTGTCATGGCTACTTATTCTGTCTATCGTAGATTTCCGCGGCCTTCTCACGAGAGATCCGATACCGCTTCACCAGTCGATCAATACCTGCCTTCCGCTTCTCATCCTGACTAGCATTCTTCTGAGCGGCCGCAGCAGATGCCGTCCCAGAGTTAGTATCACTCGCTCCCATGTTAGGCTTAGGAAGCTGGGCAGGAGCAGCCTTGGGCTGAGCAGCTGGTTGCATCCCAAGCTGAGCCTTCACCTGTGCTGCCTGTTCAGGTGTCACCTGTCCTGCCGTCACGAGGGCATCTAGATCCGCTGTGGTAGCCTGACCAGACTTAATCATCTGTGTCATGCCCGCGATGTCTGGGCCACCACTACTAGTACCTTCGGTATTCAACAGAGTATCAATATCCTTAGGCGCCACCTTACCAGCCAGCACTTTATTGGCGACTGACTTGTATGTAGAAGCAGCTCGCTTCAGGCTCTCAATCTCCTCCAGTCTAGCACGGAGTTGAGGATTCAACTTCTCTGGAGGTGTTGCAGTAGCAGCAAGACTAAGAGGGTCAGACAGAATCACCTTCAACCTTGCATCATACCCTTCACCTGTGTTAGTCAGCTCTCTGTACAAAGCCACCATCTGGTCGTTCCCACGTCCAATCGCGGCCTTCTTCAGCTCGAAAGCACCCTTCTCTGCCGTGTCGATATATTCCCTGATCGCCTTCTCGAAAGTCGACTTCGTGTATTCTAGATCGGCTGGCGTCAGTCCTGACAGACTCCCAGTCCGCTGAGCTTCCTGCATATAGTTATTATATGCCGCAGTCGTGATGGCCTTGGCATTTCTACGAAGCCCTGCAGCGTCCATCGTGTTCAGGTTGGGCATGCTGTTGAGCACACCAGCGATATGCTCCTCAGCCTTCCTACCTACCAGCTTATCTACTGACTCACGCTGCTCTGCCTGAATCTGGAGAGGTGTCTTCACACCGATAGCGGAAGCCTGCTGAGGAGTGACATCACCACCTTGGACATACTTCGTTTTGAGTCCAGTCGTGATTCCTGCCAGCTTATCTCCAGCGATGGCAGCCTCAGACGGCATCCCTGCATACGCTCTCTCCTCCGGAGACCATGGCTTATTCAGCGTGGTCTGCCCGATGGGAGTCGGCATACTTCCAATCCCTGTTGGAGCAAGATACTTACTAATGTCCGGTGCAGGCTGAGCAGTTCCCAGAGGGCTCTTCATGATATTCCGAGCGGTCTCCTGTGGGGTCGCTGAGAACTTGTACCCTGATGCTCTCACATCAGGATCCATGTTCGCTGCGGTGGAATCCATCAGACCCGCCTTCACCATCTCTGCGATGCTGAGGACTTTCTTCAGCCGGCGCTCTTCCTCATATCGAGTGTCAGCCTTCTTCTCAGCTTTAGCAGCCTGCAGCCCTCCGCCTACCACTCCGAAGGCTTGGCCAAGATAGTCCCAAATCCCTGGAACCTGTTGAACTGTCATGGTCTATATCCTCACATGAAGGCGGTTAGGATTTGGGCAATACCTGGAAGAGCCGCTCCAGCACCACCAGACGTCTGGGTGTTGAATCCGCCAGTCTGGCCAAAGAGCATCCTGATCAAGTCCATGATCTGCTGTGCATTCTGGATACTCATGCCATTCGCCGCAGCGAACTGTGCAAGCTGACGCTGCTGGTCTAGCTGAGCCTGCTGCTGATTACGATTCACGCCAGCTTGGAAGTACTCACTATTCGCAGTATTCTCCCATCCAGCGTTGGCCAAAGCCGTCTGCTGTTGCATACCAGCGTTCGTTAGGTTCGCCTGCTGTTCCAACGCAGCCTGCTGGATCGCCTGTTGCTGCATTGAATTCGCTGCAGCCATCAAATCAGAACGACCAGAAGCTTCTGCCTGAACCCTAAGAGCTTCCGCCTGTTGACGAAGCTGAGCGGATGTAGTCTGCCCCTGAAGATTCATTCGAGCTTCCTCAGTATTCATGCCAGTCGCCAACTGCGCACCAGCACCCTGCCGTCCGATTTCCTGAGAAACGAGGTTGTTCAGCACATCCGCGAGAAGCGCCTGCTGACTCGACGTATTCCTATTCAGAGCTGATCCCAGGCTATTCGCAAAGCCACTTCCCGTCAGATTTCCAGCCTGCTCCTTCGCGGTAGCAGCGGCCAGAGCGTTCTGGGTATTGAACAGATCATTATACGCGGGTAGGATGTTGTTGGTAAACATACTATTCCCACCCATGATAGACCGTACAATCTCATCAGCAGACTGCGTAGTAGTGCCTTCTCTCGAAATCGTAGGTGCGGTGATGTCTGTACCATTCCCACTAGCACCACGACTTATAAGGCCTCGACCAGCGCCTCCAGCCGATTGCATGATCTGATCTATGATCTGCCCATAGCGAGGATCTACGTTGATGTTAGCAGCATCCATACTTGCGGCATCAGCAGATGCTGTATCATACGTTGGGAGATCTGGAATACCTACTCCAAGACCTGCTGTGCTAGGCGATACAGCAAAGATCTGCTGCATCAGATCAATGATACCTTGAATACCACCAGCAGCAGCTGAATCTCGCGGAACAGCAGTCCGAGGCGACCCATCTGGATTGGTTCTCAAGGGATCATTTGGACCTGCGGTGTATCCACCAGTGTTCGGAATGATGAGACCTGGATCACCTGGCAGGGTGGTTGGAGGACCACTTCTCCGTTGGGCTTGTCCACTCCTGAGTACGCCAGAAAACAATCTTGCACCTTCATTTCCTACATTTCCCCCCGAGGCTGATCCTGGGGCTCCTAGTGTTCCAGGTGTACGTGGAGCAGGCAGAGGCTTCCAAGGAGTATATTCAGGACTCCCTGGAACTTTCGTATAGTCAATCGGAAAACCTAGAGGATCATTCAAAGGTCTTCCATACTCGTCTTGAGGCGAACGCCCAACGAAAGGCCTGTAAGCCACACTCCCACCCATTCTCCGACCTACCGAACTCGGATTGAAGGAAGCGCCTTGGTTGGAGTAATCTGGTGTGTTGCCAGGCTGACGAACATTCAGAATACCCTGATACAGCATATTCTGAAAAGCGTCTGTCTGCCGGGAGTTAGGACTGAAAGTTCTTGTTGAACCGCCCATTAGACCACCTCGTGTCGAAGGATGCCGAGTATCACTTCGTCAACCCATTTGTTGCCTAGAAGCGCAGATTCACGCTTCCGGCCTTCTTCTCTAAACCCAATGTTCTTCGCGAGCTTGATCGTGCGGTAGTAGATTGACGGTACGACAGCCGTCATCCTTCGGAATGGATAGCGCTCAAACACCCATGCTACCACCTGCTTACACAGCAGGACCTTCTCCGCTGGCCGCCGATCAAAAAACAGGATGTGAACCTCACAGTCGATCACTTCGTGCATGTTGAGGATGTACAACATCCCTACGATATCCTCATTCCCATCCAGCACTTCAAACCAGAGACTATCCGGCTGAGCGAACATAGCCGTGAAGTTAGCCAAGTCCCCCTTCGTGAGGTCACTAAAGAGTGACTTGTACTTATTCATCTCCGTCCAGAACCAAGAGATCTTCTCCGGTGTGAAGAGCATCTCCTGGACCTTCCAACGGTCAAACTCAGCGATCAGAAGACTCGGATCGTAATGACTGCGTTGGCCACGCTGCACTTCACGAACATCTGTGAGGTTGTCCATGCGGATCGTCTGGATGCATAGACAGTACCTGCCCTGTCTATATCGTAGATAAAGCCTGTGGGGATGAACTGGAGGGAATGTGGAACAGTGATCTCTACGTTCGCTGTGCCTGAGTCAGATATCGTTACCTGATGGGTGAAGATGTTCTCCTCGAACGTCAACTTCCCCATCACAGCATCAATGATCTGACGGAGGGTATGAGTTACTTCGATGACGGTTCTGCTGATCTGGGCCATAGATGTCCAATGTTGGACTACTGGTGAATATCCGAGCCCTTCACGGCCTTCACGTACAGAGCATGGAGCTGGAGAGTGCTACCGTCATCTGACTTCATCCTCACCTGCATCCTACGACGATGGAGAGTATTACGGTATGCAACCAGTGTTGGCTGTGTAGTAGCTGCCAACGTCAGGCTACCATATGCACTCCAAGTAGTCCCACCATTCGTAGAGTATTCAAAGTCTACGTCTACTGACTGGTCTGCTTCATACAGCAACTCCAGCATCAGCACGGTGAGATCCTTTCTTGGATCATCAGGCTGGATCATCCCAGTCTGAATCTCAATCGCGATGCCTGTCGCTGTCCCCAGCGCTGTCACATCTCCTACCACACCTTCACGTTCCCTGATAACTCGAGGCTGACTGGACGAGACCAAGATAGCAGATGGCTGTCTCGCACCCAGACCCAGATCATCGAAGAACCCTGTCAACGCATCGAAGGTTCCTGTCAGCTCATCGAAGGTAGCCGCGAACAGGATGTCCTTAAATGCCAGCCGTTCCAGCTTGAACGGATACTCACTGTGATACCAACTGTTATCATCGATCCTGTACTTCCACACGATACTAGTCGTGTTGTTGTTAGCCAGCGGCGGAACGTGAATCCAGTACTCTCTATTCCTCGGCTCGAAGCCAGCAATCGCTTTGCGAGGATTCAGCGTCGTGCCGAGCAACTGATATCTGATCGGGAATCCGATAGGAGTGATCCCCTCAGGCCGAACAACAACTACGTCATCCGTGGAAAGCATAATGATCTGAGCGAACAGCGAACCGCCAGCCTGCTCCCGAGGGGAAGGAGTACGAACGATAGAACCTGGAGCATCCGTGCCCTGATCAAAGCGGTAGGTGAACTGGAAGGGCGTGTCGAAGTAGCCAGTGGTATTCATAACCCAGATCGAACTCGACCGAATCACGAAGGCTTCCACGTCCGTCACTGGAATCACGCCATGCTGCACATCCACCGTACCACCTGGCGAGGACAACAGATCCTCATACCCTGACCCAAGGCCAAGCCAGTCTGTGTTATCGTTCTTCACACACCACTCAATGCGAGTGACGAACGTACCAGGGACTGCTGGATTGGCATCTATCACGATATACGAGACGATCACCCTACTACCGAAGGTAGTAATATGGCGACCGACAGCTGCACCTGGAATCGCTGCATACGTACCATCAGCGAAGTTGATTGAGTACAGAGCAGTAGTTGCATCTGTGAAGAGCAGCTTGTCATCCCAGACCGTGAACTCTACTCTGGTGTCCTGGGCAAGCGTCAATGCTGGACCAGTCAACGCTGTCCAAGTCGTTCCACCCCAGTACTCCACACCAGTGGTAGTCACTCGAACGATGTAATCACTACTCGTCCGTGTGCTAAAGATCACCGCTCCACAGATAGCCGTCGCTGCTGCTCCACCTACCAGCTCCGTTCCATTTCGAGTTACATACATCGAATCTGGGGAGAAGCTGAGATTCTTCACGAAGGGGCTCTCATCTGGCGAGAGCTCAGTGAGTGCCTTAATACGATTCTCTCCCTTCGGGCGTGCGAAGAACGTCAAGGGAATCTCTGCGATCTGGCCAGGAAGCAGCTTATCGCGGAGAAAGTTCTTGACGTCTCTTCGGAGAGTCGTTGGACGAGGCACTAGATCCTCACACCGACGTTTGGAGAAGTATACTGAATCTCTGCACCAAATACAGTACAGGTAGTACCAGCTGAAGGTGTGATTGAAAAACACACAGTGTAGTATGTATTATCTACAGTCACTTCACTGTTCCAACTTCCATCTAGTTCAAGCACTCCTGTAACACCTGCTCCACTCCAACTTGTGATGTCTGTAACCGTTGTAGCAGTATTCAAGCGTTTGGAGTTTCTGCCTGCATAAGTCAATGTACCACCAGCTTGATTCACATTGACTCGTACTTGACCCAGAGTCACACCAATCGGAAGAGCTAATCCCAACTTGAAATACGCTGCAGTATGAGTAGCTTGCACAACATCGAGACCTGCAGAAGTGTTATTGCCAGGGCCTAGAAGCGTGCCAGCTCCAGGAGTCCAGCTCATGTCCCAGACAGGGATGAAAAGGCTCAGAGACCGTACTACTGTCAAACCTGCAGCGGCGGGTATGATTGGATCTGACAAAGCCGTGCCAATAGGCACACCAATCATACTATTCCAGCGCTCTCTGATATCTACCTTCGCTACTCTCAGCCAATCATCTGCCGTATTCGCAGCGTCCCCTCCAACTGGGACGGACTCATTCCAGGTATTCGTGTATGCCATGTTACTTCTCCATCAGTTCGAAATGTGGGAAGTCTCGAAGCTTTCCCTTCTCATCTCTCAGATCGTCATCTTTATCCCAATCTGCTCCCCATCGAAGCGGAATTCCTAGCCGGCGAGCAGATGCCATAATGAAGCCTGCCATGTAGCAGAACCGTCTAACAGCATCTGCCTCGTCACTCCAGTCTATCGGATATGGAGCACAATCTGCCGCCGTGGAGGGCGTCTTGTTATGATTACCCTTAGGCCACGGAAGCTTACTTTTCCCTGTCTGAAATGCCTTGTTCTGTGCAGCCTCTCCCCGATGGCCCTCGACGATGCTGAAGTCGAAGTACTGAATCGCGTCTTCCAGAACCAACTGAAGGTCTGGATGGAGGGTTGCAAGTTCTTCTTTCGAGGCTGCACCGAACGTAGGCATTAGCGTGTCCTGTCTCTGTTTGCGAGGTTACGAGCAACGGCGTCCTGGTTGTCTTCAATGCGCTTCAACCGAGCGTTGATCTGAGGAAGCTCTCCTTGTATGTTAGAAAGAGCCGCTCCCTGTACGGTAATTTGATCTGACATATCCTGTACTTGTCCTGATAGGTCCTTAGCCCAAAAGGCAAGAAACCCCAGAACAACCGTTACAAGCAGTCCGGACAACCACTTGAATGTCAAAGTATCAGGTCTGCCTACAGTCATGTGCCTATTCCCTGTCCCATAGTGATTGACTATTCACGGTGGACTCCGAGGACGATCTGATCAGGGACGGCATCACGACGCCCTCTGTGTTATCCATCTGGTACTCTTCCTGTAGTTCATCCGGCTTGTCTACCACCCACTGCTTCCACACACCGTTAGTCCACTGAGCCTTGGCAAGGTCTCCCTTCTGATCCCAGTAGTTGAATCTCGCCAGACGCCAGATTCCTGGATGCCAAGAGAGTGGAATCACAGGAGTGTCTGTGTCCAGCGTCATCGCAGTGTAGTGGCTCTTGTACATTAGACGCATCGTGTAGACGGCATCTGGTGTAGGAACCAACTGAATCCATCCACGCTGAACGACGTACGCAAGAGGATCTCCATCTTCTGCATCCTGCTGCGTAGCCAACCAGTTCTCGTCTTTCTTTTCCAGTTTCCGCTGATGGCTAGCCGTAGTGTTCCACACACTGAACACAGCCAGACAGTCAGCCGGCACCTGATAGAGCTCTGAAGATGCAACCGTCGGAAAGGTTACAATCTTCCGAGCCTTGTGAAAGACGTACTTATCATGGATTTCTTCGTAGGCTTCGTTATTCAGGGCATCCAGTGTAGTGTCTGGAACCTCAGCCACACTCGGATTTCCTACTTTCTCTCGAAGCTTTGCTCGCAGTTCTTGAAGATTCACTTAGTCCTCCTCAAGTTCGATCTGTTCGTTCCCTTCTGTCAGGATATACAGCGAATCTTCAGTTTCCAGAGTGACAAACTGAGTCACGGCATCTGGAATACACGGAGGAGGATTAGGTGCGAAGATTCCATACGTCGGCTCTGTCTCTGTGTAGGTAGGCGTGACGCAGGAAGTACTCATCTAATCCTCCTCAATGTAAACCAGCTTGTTACGCTTCGATCACCAGCCAGGGGGTAAGAAGGAACAGGATGTCAGGATCAATGTCTCCATCTTCTTCCTTCCCATCAGCACCCTTGACCTTTTTGATCTTGAACGAAGCCAGCGGGAGAGGTTCAAGGCGATCGACTTCAATCACGGTCAGGAACAGACCCTTGATGTCCTGCTCGTACTTCACCTTATTCTCGCCGAGATCCCACTGTTCCGGCAAGAACTCGGTAGCAGGGATCTTCTTCTTCTGGCCAGCTGCGTCCCGCATGCAGTACTCTTCCACAAGAGCATCTCTGGTCTCCGCGAAAGCTTCCGCCAGAGGTGCGAGCTTCTTCTTGAGGATCGCTACTGCCAGCGTAGTCCCATACTCCAGACGCAGATGGCCAGCCTTGATCTCTTCCGAAAGTCGATTAGTCCCGCCAACGATGTTCTGAATCTGCTTGTTCGTGAGCTTCATGGTAACCCTCATGAGAAAAAAGAAGTAAGAAGGACAGCCCTCTTACGCTGCGGTAGTGATAGCAGTCCACGTTCCAGCACCATCAGTGTTGATGTACGCACGAGTGGAAGTGCTCGAACCACCAAGGTTCAGGCAGAGTGACCCCTTCGGCCTCGTGTGCGTCGGAGCATCAGTCGTCCACTCAATCGTCATGCCGTTCGAGTTGCCAGTGAATGGAGCACCTGCAGCCACAGCACCAGCGGTAGCAGGAACAGCGGTGCCACTCAGAGCGGTGTACTTGCCCTGATTGTCCACAATGGCCGCAGCGCCACTGATGAAGATAGCACGATTCAGCGTGCCACCATCAGTCGGGTTGACGATGTAGAGACCATAGCGATTCGTGATCGTCGAGCCTGCACCCTTGGCGACTGCGTCGATGTAAACACCATAGTGGTTTGTATGGGTAAACCCAGCAGCAGCAGTCGTGGCTCCAAGGTACAAACCATAACCCGCTGTAGTCGACGCAGAGCTGAAAGTAGGATTAGCCTGGAAAGCATACTGACTAGTACCAACCAACTGTGTACCACCGACAGCAATACCCATATTAGTCTGTGGCCCAGCAGCATTGGATACAATCAGATTACCACCAAAGACTTGAACACCACCAGCACCGATGAAAGCACCAATGTTGGTAGTACCACCCTGCGTCGGGCCTACGATGTACAGCCCATAGTCATTCGTAATCGTGCTGCCAGCGCCTTTCGCTATGTTGTCGATGTAGACACCATAACGATTGGTGAGAGTGAAGGCGGCTGCTGTAGTCGTCTGACCAACGTAGATACCCCCAAGGGTAGTTGCCGTCGCCCCTACCGCATCAGCGGCATAGAACCCATATCCTGCAGTTACATTAGCATCATGTGTGATGTCAGAAAGATATCCATACTTTGCCGTAGCAGTAGAGATCGACGTGCCAGTAACACGAACGCCATACTTTCCTGGTACGATGTGAACAGCCTCATTGTTCGTAGCACCACCACTAGGACTCTCCACCCAGATTCCATAGTTATTGGTAGTACCTTGACTCTGCGCCTTCACCATGATGCCATAGGCAGTCGTGATCGCTGAGCCAGCTCCCTTGGAGGGAGTGTCAACGTACAGACCATAGCCTGACACCATCGTGAAAGCGGCTGTGGCAGTCACAAGCTGACTGTACATCACTCTACCAGCTGTCGTAGTGGTAGAATCCATCGTGGGCGTAATCAAAATACCTGTACTCGTATTACCTGACGCAGTAAGAATGGCGTTAAGCATGTAGATACCAACTGAAGCCGCTGCAGCTGTTCCCAAGCCTATATTGCCATTCGTAATCTGCAACCCACCCGCAGCAATCAGCGCACCACCTCCAGCGATATACAGCGCACGGTTGATCGTGCCTGCACCGGATGGAGTGTTGATGTAGATACCGTACTGATTGGTGATAGCGGAGCCTGCACCAATCGTAGCAGTATCTACATAGATGCCATACGTGTTTACTTGCGTAAACGCTGCAGCTGCCGTCGTGGGCTTGACGTAGATCCCATACCCAGCAGTCGTGCTCGCAGATGAGAACGTAAGATCAATGAACGCTCCGTACTGACTCGTACCAGCGGTCAGGGCAGTCGTGCCAGAAACGTTCAGACCCTTACTTGTACTCGTGGCAGCACCAACACCAACGCCAAGCGTCGTGGTGATGCTGGTCACTCCATTCAACGGCGTAGCCGTCATTCCCACACCAGCCATGAAATCCACGCGGAAGATGTCTACCGTGCTCTTCCTCGTAGTCGGCCCAGTGCTATCCACAACACACAGCAAGTCCGCAGTGGTGAGATCCCCTGCGACCATAGCTGGAAGTGCTGAAATCTTAGGCATGTGTTACTCCTGAGAGTCGTTAATCTGCGATGAGAAGCTTGCCCAGCAAGATAAACGCTCGGTCAGCCGCGACTGCGCCACTTGCTACCAGTCGCAGATCCCTGAACGATAGATCTTCAAGGGTAGTCACGCCACCCTGGGCAGTGCTCTCAGTTTCGAGAACCACGGAAGATTCATCCTGCAGATCATCCAGAGCTTCCGTCAGAATGTCGAGGGCCAGACCAGTGTCGATCAAGCCATAATTCCGCCAATCTGTCGATGATGGAGTTTCCACAGGTGAAAGCTGAATCTCAACATCTTCCGCGAGACCCTGCGGAGTATAAATGCTTACGGCATCAAGAAACCCAAGTGCCGTCTTTAGCTGACCACCTGACAATCGACTACCTAGCGTGTTTGATTCAGTGGCGCCGCTAGAGATAGTCAATGTACCGAGAGTTTCGGTGATGAGTCCCATTAGCTACCTCTGTGGATTTCAACTGAAGTTGGCTTCGGGGAGGTTCCCGAAACCTTCTGAAACCTCACGAACGCTGAACGGGGGGTAGGGAAGGGAGTGACGCCGGCTAGCAAAACGACTTCTCTCGTAAGGGGATCGTCTACCATACGGACCTCATCTCCCTCCCCCAACCCTGATACCAACACGGCGGAGAAGTCATCCTTTACCCGAACTCTCGGAGTTGTGTGATCTTCAACACAAGCGAGCATTACAATCTGTCTGTGTGCCATGTTAGTTGTCCAATGTTGGACTTCTTACAACGCGGAAGGATCGTCGCAGATATACCACACGGTATAGTCTCGCGAACCGTCTGGAGCACTGTTCGGAGCATATGTGCCACGCTTGTCAGCGTTGGCAGACGTGCTCATCGCCGTAAAGACGCCATTGGTCACAACGCTACCAGCGGCAATCTCCTTCACAGCAGAAGCAACTGCGTTGGGCATAGAAAGACCGAGCACCGCGCCAGTTCCGAGCTGGGTGGAGTTCGCAGTGCAATTGCTGGCCGACGCAATCGTAATGCTGTCCACCTGCCAGAAAGCCGTCGTGCCGGTGTTAGTTTGGCTCGTACCGCCAGCGGAGACCGTGAAAGCTTCCGTGATAGTACGACCATATAGATCCTTACCCGTCACAGTCACTGTGCATGCCACCACAGCCGAACTGTGCGTGGTCGTGACTACGACGTTCCTCGGATGTGGAGGCTTACCAGTCGATCCAAGCGTACCATCCCAGCTCGCACCACGAGCAGTGACTACGGTACTGTTGTTCGGCTGGTAAGTCGCACCCGTTAGAGCAGTACTGATATACGCAGTCGTGCTTGCAGTCGCTGGATTCGTCCAACTGTCCTTGATCAGCATGCTAAGTGCCACGCCAGCGGGCTCCCCAGCGAGAACTCCTGGCTCATTACCACGAGCAGGACGCCCCAGCGTGCCTGTGTACGCCCCAATGACGCCCCTTACGGGCATCGGGAGAGCGCCACCAGTGTTTGCCGTCTTGAGAGTCATTGTTTACGCTCCACTCGAACCGTAGATACCACGCCAATCTCCAAAGCCACTCCCATTTCTGCGAGTTCCTTTGAATTTGGCATCACCTGTATCGAAATCATCGAAGTTCGAGAATGTGAACGGACGGCGATCGAAGTAGTTCACATCATGCTGGTCGCACTGGAGATACCACGCATCGGTATCAGTCAGGTAGTGGCTCTCGTGACCCACCAGACCTTCCTGCGACATCTGGTTGACGTCATTGAGGTTACCACCAGGCAGGAACTGGCTCTTCAGCACGGCAGCGACGAGCCAACGGTCGCCAGGATTATGAATCACCCTGCGCGGGATGAAGAGAGCAGGAATCCCTGCCTCATCCGTGAGGGTTGCAAAGTGCTCGATAGCCGCCTGGAGCGGAATCAGACCGAAGTCTGCATCCGTCGCGGGACGGTTAGCGATAGTTGCACCACGCAGGGTCGTGTGGGACGTGCTGCACAGCGAAACACCCGCCTCGAAGCCCGCATACGACGTGCTGAAGGCGTTGTTGAAGGGCGCGTGACGGATGATCTCCTCATTGTTCCGAGCAGAACGGCCAAGCGCCTTGGCGAACCGACCTCCCATGATGCCATAGAGATCGTCGTCATACATCTCCTGCGTGATCCGATACGCCAGACCATAGGTCGTCCAAGTGTAACGCTTCTTGTTACCCTGGATGCCATCCTGGTAGATAATCGGACCACCTTCAGGCTTGGACTGCAGCGTCCCGAACCCAGCGATCGGGAAATCTTCCTCATACGCCCGCTTTGAGGTGTTGTTATTGGTCAGCTTCGACCCCTCAATGGGCCGCTCCTTATAGGTCTCGAAGACGATCTTACGGAACCCTGGAACAATCAGGTAGGAGAACCCACCACGATTCATCGGAGGCATGGTTGTTCTCCTTTACGATGCGACTGCATCGAACTGAAGGTTGGCAGCCAGGAACTTCACAAGGAATCCTTCCTGCTGCGGGGTGTTGTAGATGTCCACCACCACGACACGAGTGTTGCTCGTATCAGAGGTGTCAACCTGCCAGGTATGGCCAACCTTTGCCACACCATAAGCATTACCACGATGAGTGATGAGCGGAGTCGTCGTCGAGGACATGAACACTAGCGTGTTCGAGTTCAGGAGGGAGACAGGGATCGTCACACCATCGTAGATGTTACCAGGCCACTGCGTACCGAGGCCGAAAGCAGCCGCAGCACCCGAGATGCCTGCAATCAGGGACGGGTCAGCACCACAGACCAGAATCAGTCCAGTGTTGACATCCATGTAGACCAGCTCACCAACCTCAAAAGCTTCCGCTGCCGTGACACCAAACTCACGGACGGTCGGATAGCCTGAGAGATCTCCGCTGATCTGGGGCTTGAAAGTTGAAGCCATTTACTCTCCTTCGTCGCGGAATAGTCGTTCAGGGTTTACGGAGATGCCATGCTGATCCTTGAGAATACGCGCTGTATTCTCTGCAAGCCTCTCCATGTCGGTCTTGTGAGACACAAGCCTGCGCTTGTTCTCATTTTCCTGTGCCGCGACTCTGGCATCATGCGTCTTCCGAGAGACAGCAAAGGTCGCCATCTCATCTCCGAGCGCCTTACCGCCTTCCGACTCTGGAACGCGGACGTACCCTTCTGCCTGCCTCATAGCTACCTTGTCAGCATTCTTCAGGTTCAGCCAGCGCACATGCGCTTCATCACCCAAAGCAGCCTGTGTAGAACTTGCATCGAGCATCCGTTCCTTCGGCGTACGCGAGGGCGCGCCAGGGACATTCTGAGCTTCCTGCGCTGCCAGCTTCGCCTTGATTGCTTCAATCGCTGAGTTTGCCATTAACCGATCCTCTTCCAGTGAGCGTAGTCTTTGTAACTCATCCCCATGACGTCAGCAACGTGCTTTTCATCAGCAGCAAGACCAAAGTCACCCTGATCGCCGCCAGCACTAGGAGCAGACGAGATAGGACGAACTGTAGAGGTCGAGAATGACGTACCAGCAGCACCATCCTGTCCATCATAAGCGGCACGAGCAGCCGCTTCTGCAGCCTTCTTCGCCCGAACCTCGATGATCTTCTCAAAGTTATCAGGCTTTCCACGGACAGTTGACACAATCAGCTTCCAACCTTCCGGATTGGCTAGAATATTCTTATCCGGCACACCGTTAGTGATCGTCTTGATCTCATCCCCGAATAGTGCGAACTCGTCTGGATAGAGCTTACGAGCTTCTGCCTCAGCCGTGGTAGCAGCGCTATGCGTAAGCGATCCAAAACGACGCTCGAACTGCTGAGAAGCGTCCTGGATAGCAATCTCCTGCATATAGGCCACTGCCTCGATCGGATCAGTCTCGAACTTCTCCGCGAGTTGCTCCTTCGTCAGACGAGGAAGGGCAGGAGGAAGCGGAGGAGCAGCAGGCGGAGTAGCTGTTGCCCCAGCTTTCGCTGCAGCTTCGGCCGCAAGTCGAGCATTGTTCGCAATCTGCACGGACTGGGAAAGCACTTCACGATCACGAAGGAGTTCTGCGACGGTCTTCCCACGGAGCTCTGCAGGAACATTGTCACCCTCTAGCTTGATCGCGGCGAGATCGGTAGAAGCAGCATCAGCTGTGGTAGCTGCAAGATGTTCTCCAATCTCATCCATTGTTACGGAACTACCTGGGATGGTCATTGGGTCACTCTCCAAGTGTGGACTTAAGCTCGTTGATAGACGTATCCACGAGTTCGAGCACGAATTTACACGCTGTCACCTTACCCTGCCATAGGGGGCATTTCTGGAGCGACTCCTCCCGCACCAGAGCCTGGAGTTGCTGGGACTGGTACTGCTGGACCTCTCCCACCAGCCACCGGAACCCGTTGCTGTCCCGCAATAGCTCCAACGAGTCCTTCAAGCGCTCCTGGCTGTCCCTGTCCTGTGGCATTGACATTGAAGATTTTCTCCAAATCTGGTAGATATGCATCTGGGTTACGGATGTCGTAGGTCTGGAGGAGGTTCACGAACATCTTACGAGCCGATGCCATGATCTCCTGAAGCATTTCAGACAGCTGAGGCATCTGAGCCTGTGCCTGAATAGCCATCTGTCCCACACCCACGAGCTTCTCGTAGTACCCCATGAGGACTTGAATGATCTGAAGCTGCATCTGCTGCTGGGCGACACGAGAGTTCGAGGCATCAGTGGCGCTCAGGTCGATGCCGAGCGAGCCATTGACGTTCTCGATACCCACAGAGTTGAAGAAATCCCTCACATCCTGTGCAACCTTATCGTCTCCGAAGGTGATATCTTCGATGGCGTCGAGGCCATACTGCACCCAGATGGAAAAGCAGTTCTCCAGCACTTCCGCCATGCCAGTCCTGATGTTTGCCAGAACCTCTTCCACACGGCCCTTGCCTTCCGCGATCAGCGCCATCGTGCTGGTGGCTGTCGCTCGGGAGCCAAGGATTGGAGACTCACGGCCAGTCAGGTAGTCAGACACACCAGTCCGCTTCTCTACCATGCCGAAGGTGTTCTGGCGTTCGGAGAGGGTACTGTTATAGATGTCTGCAGCAGCAAAGGGGATAAGATCCTTCGTCGGCTCGTCAACTCTGAACACTCGACCAGAGAAGAGCTTCGGTTTGTTCTCGATCTTCGCATCCGTTCGAGCAATAAACATACGAATGTTGGCTAGATACGCGTTATCAGTCGCGATTCTATGCCAATTCGTAAGCTGATCTTGGAACGGAAGGATCATCTCACACAGTCCCAGACCCATCCAAGTGGAGTTGGCAACGGTGTAAGGGACAAGCGTGTAAGGATGACGCTGACTAAAGTACCAGTTGTAGCGAATCTGAAGGAACTTCCGGTTCAGATAGTCATAGGAGAGCACCAGATTCTCTGGAACCCCATCTCCATCGATGTCATACTTACACCAAATCTCCCAGACCTCAAAGTAGAGTTTTCTCTGCTGGATCGTCTCCTGCTGATTCGCAGACTGTTGCTGTTGAATCTCCAACACATCACGAGAGATCGTCTCCTTTCCCTCAAGATCCTTACAGTCATCAATCTTCCCCGACTTGAAAGCGATCATCAGATCGTTATAGGTTACGATCTGACGCTCCATCACGAAGGGAGACTTCTGCGAATCCTGATACACCGCAGGACAGAAGAAGTAGTTCAGCGGGATGCCGACCACTCTTGGACCACGGAAGCGAGTCACATCCTTCTTGACTACCTTCCAGCCCTGATCGTAGGTCTTAACGGAGTAGGTCTCACGATCATAGATCGTCTTCAAAACCATGGTTCCGTGCTTGGCAAACTCGAAGAGTCGTGGACCGACGACCTCACGGAGATGCAGCTTGTTCTTCTGATAGAAGTCCACGAACATCTCAATCGAAGGAGCTTTCTCCGTCCACTTCTTCCGGAGAGGCTTCAGACGATAGACTGGATCAGCCTTGAAGATCGCTTGAGAGAGGCGAGCTTGGATAGGATCCACTGCCATAGCAATAGCAGGGATCACATCCATACAGGCACCCTCGTAAGGAGGAGTGTAGCCAGATGCCTGACTGGTCAGCGCACGATAGGCTTTCTCCTCATCTGCCCACTTTTTGATATTATCCTGTTGAGAAGCCTGAGTCTCAACCAACCAAGTATCTACCCAAGACACGAAAGCATCCTTCGTAGCCTGATCTTTAAATCCTCCCTTCCCAATCGGAAGGATAGGATCTGGGAAGGCATCTGTCTTATCTGGAGGAGGTAGGTTTCCATCAGAGACTGACTGCACAACCGCTCCAGCAGGACGAGTCCCCTGGAAGACCATCCCCTCCATCTCAACCGGCTCACCCATCTCATATGGAGGATTAGTCATCCGTGACCTCCACCACTACGTTGCGCGCACGGCGCGCTAACCGCAACTACGTGGGGGCGGTGAAAAACAGATGCCGTGCGGGGCGCTGGGAGCGGCGCGCAACGCAGGCTCTGGAGCCGATGGGAGATGTCCATCGTTGGACAAGTCATTGGATTCTGTGCTCCTGGATTTGGCCACCGAAGATGCTGGCCGCCACCTCGTAGTCGATCTCTTCGTCGAGATCTAGGCCGAGGGTCTGGCGGATGATTTCATCACTGGGCTTGTAGATTGCGGAGACGATCCGCCGTTCCTCGTTCTTAAGCTTCGCTTGGAACTCAGGACTCAGCTGGCCTTTCATCAGCTGAAGCTGGAGAGCCAGAGCGTCCACAGTATCATCATGTTCCCCTAGGGGATAGTCCGCCATCTCTTGCCGAAGCACCATCTGAGATGCGTGGATGAAGAGCCGGCCTGTCGCCATGATAGGCTGGAGGCCCCGAACGTGAGGCTTGTTCTTGCCACCAGGTGCTACGGGTACGATCCTGCTGTAGATCCCCTCAGCGTTGGATCGCTGGGATAGGAAATACTTCAGGGAGTACTCGTAGGTGACCTTCTGAATCCCGATTTTCCTCGGCCCATACCGCTTCGTGAACGCCACCATAGTGTCGATGAGCTCAAGAGGCGTGCAACGCTTCGCGGTGGCTTCCAGGGTGATCACCTGATTTCTCGGAGACACTCCCACCACGCTGATGCTGTTCCTATCCGAGTTCGTCGTCTTGCTTTCTGGAGGAGCCGGATCGACAGTCATCGTGACATCCAGCTCGTCAATCCTCCAGGTATCCACCACCGTCCCATCTGCACCGTGCAAGATCACCCGATCCCCTGCGTCATCCCACTCCCAGAACCTCAGGTCCTCGATGTTCAGGTCCTGGACTTCTGGATTCCTCGGGTTGTTCATGTAGTTACACGACCACAGGTACTCCTGCACTACCGTCCGCCTCGCAGCGAGTTTCTCCAGCGTGAACCGCTCTGGGAAGATCGGCTGACCATCTTCGATGGCTCCCCTGATGTAGCGAGCCATTCTCGGGCCGAAGGTCTTCTCATACCAGGAGTAAACATCCGCGAAGGTCCATCTCGTACCGACCAACAGATGCGTGCCATCTGGGGAGAGCAGGGCCTCCACGGAGGTCAAGCGGCTGATCGCTTCCTTCATCACCAGCTCGGACTTAACCGCCTCCTCCGAGATGGGATCGTCGTCTGTGATGTGATTGAAGTGCTGTGACGTAGTCGTGCTCGTGATGCCCGCTGCACTGATCGTCGGCTCAGGATACTGTCCCTGCCGATTGAAGTCCAGCTCTCCATCATTCCAGCGCACGCGCTTGAAGTCCTTCGGGATGACCTCAGGATACAGGGCCCTGAAGACCCTGTTCCCTTCCACATGCTGCCGGATCGTTCGGAGGAAGCGATTCGCGTTCGTAGCGATCTCATTCCGAATGAGGTTCCTCTTCTCCGGATCCTTCACGACCCTCTGGAGCGTCCCGCCTATCGTGACGACGGAGCTCTTGAAGTGATCCCGAGGCCACAGCATCATCTTGAACTGGGCTGGGTTCACTTCCAGGAACCTGCAGGCTGGCCCATGGCAGTTCATGGTCATATCTCGATAACCCAGCACCCCCTTCGCAAAGAAGTACAAATCGGTGCGTCCTCGTAGCGCAAGCTCCTCGCGCATATCAGCGGGAAGGCCCGCGATGTGCTCGTCTACGAAGGGGATATCTGGGTTATCAGCCAACGGGAACTGCATCCACCACAGGCTTCGGTGCCACTGGCAGCGCCACCATCCTAGCCAGAGCCTCTTTCGGGCCCTCCGGCTTCGCAATCTTGAACACCAGCGGAGGATCGAGCGCAGTCTCCGCTGCACCACTGACCAGCTGCATCAGGAGATACGCTGTGAACGCTTGACCCATGTTCTCGAAGCCACTCTTCTTAAACGCGGGCCAGAGTTCCTCTCCAAACTCGTTCAGCGCCCTCTTGATCGCCTGCTGTTCCTTGTGAACTCGATCTTCCGCCATAGGTTCTCCTATCCCTTGGACATTTCCTTCAGTGCATCCATCACGCTATCTGCTGCCAGCCAAGCTGCGTTCCAGGCCTGCGTCCGCCACTCCCTCTTGCTGATCTGCTGTGTCTTCGGATGTGTCAGGATGGCCTGATTCTCCTTCAACTCGTAGAAATGTAGATTAAACACTCTCCGAGCAAGTTCACTCCACTTCCGCCACTGCTTCAGTGGTACCTTGTAAGCGTTTTTCGCACCCTTTCCTCGATGCAACGCTTTAAGGTCGACTTCGGTGTAACCCTTCATGGTCACCTCAACTGTTCGGATTCGTCTTCTTCAGCTTGAACGACACCACCGCGCCCAGCTGCACAATGATAGCCTTAATCACGTTCGGAGTGAATTGCGCCAGACAAGCGCTCGCCGTCATCACTTCCATGTCACAGGAGATCCCCTGCTGAGTCATGGTCGAGATGATACCCACTGCCTGCGCGAGCACAAAGAACCAAGCATTCTTCGCCCAGCCTTCTTGACTGTCCAGCCACGTTGATGCCCGCTTCAGCTTCTGGAACACCAGCATGCTCAATGGCCCCGCCACGGCTCCCAGCAAGAAACTCAACGGCACCAGCTTCATCGCCCAGTTCATCCTGCCTCCCCTGTGATTGATGGTAGCTGAGGGACCTCCTGCACACGCACGAAGTCTCCGGTCGCCACCTCCGCGTCCAGCTCATGCAGCCTGCGCCCTTCAGCCAACGCTGCGGCAATCTCCTTCGCGTCCCGTCCGGTCAGCGTGAAGCTCTCCATCTGGATCTTATTCGTCTTGGAAGTCTCTGGGTTGCGATCCAGGATGTCCTTCGCCGCCTTGAACTTAACCTCCTCCGAGGAGCCACTCGTGATCTGGTCATCCATGACCTTCAACGCCTTCTCCGACAGTTTCGCGATCACAGCGCTTAGGCTCACGGCTCTCTCCGTTACTTTAGCTTCGAAATCAGATTCCAGAGCCTGTCCTGACACCGACCGTCTGGCAAGGCTCACTGCAGTCTGTGAAAGCCCATAGATATCTCCCGCTTCCTTCTGAGTCCTGACAGCTCCGCTGACATACAGCTTCAGCGCCAACTTCGTCCGTGGAGTACGAAATGGGTGTTCTGCTCTCGCCTTCCATTCCCTATTGTACTCCGTCGATGCCATCCGCTGCTCCCTGTCAGGTCCCGTCAGGCCGTGAGCTTCTGGCCTATACATAACCATAACACGAGAACCATGTCTTGTCAATAGCCATCGGTATAGCTTGTCCAACATTAGACATCTTCCAGGCATTGTCAGTGTGGAGGGTAAAAGTTTGGCGCGTTTTCTTGTAGGTCACCTCCCGCGGCGGCCCTTCGCGGTGGGGGGCTACCCCGTATGTGCCATGTCAGGGAATCCCCGCACATTTGACATGCAACGTGACATTGCGTATGTTGCAACGTGTGAAAGTGACACGACGATACGCCGTCGGGCGATCGTGCGCCGTCTCATTGTTTGACAACTGAATGTGTGTGTATGTGTCGGAATGAAACGCTTCATAAACCGACATGGAGAAACATATGGATATCAATCTTGCGATCACCGACAACGGATGTGCTGAATACGGCTTCCGTTGGGAATCAGAACCGGTGCAAACACAGGCCGGACCTAACGGCTCCGACCGTAAGCCCGTCAACAGGGTGGCTCAAATCGCTGTGATCGAGAACGTGGAAAAGTTTGAAGCTGCGTTCCCCGGTTACATCCTGGCAATGGCAGACGGGACATCGCTTCGCGTCTCGTGCCAGCGGATCGGCCGGAAGTTCAACGGTCGTGACATCGCCGGTAACCGTCGCGCTGTGGTGGAACACCTGACGGGTCTGCGGGCGAAAGCCTCACGCACCGTCAAGCGCGGTCTGCCGGACGGCACGTTCTACACCGGCACGGATGAGACGGAATACCGTCAGGCGTACGCCGCGGCCCTCGTGGATCAGGGCGTGGATGGCGATCTGGCGATGGGCATCGCTCGCAACGTCGCGTGGTAGGGTAACACCCGACACATACACACACAACACCTTAAGGGAAACCCTGTGGGCATTTCGCTCACGGGGGTTTCTTTTTGCCCATAACCGTCCTCCCACAGATAGTACCTGTAATGAACTATGACACCCCACCCCAAACAGAGCTATCCTAAGCGTCTGCCTATGGACAGTAGCTCCTCACAAAATGTTCCCGTGGTGTCAGGCCCTGGTAGTCGTAGCCGTCGTATACCCCCTGACAGTCCGGTTTCACGGTATGTGTAGTAGGTGTGGGTGTGTGTTGTGTGTGTGTGAGTGTAAAAAAATATTAGTCAGGGAAAGCCCTACAGGACTACCCCTACCACCCCACATAACCCGACTGTCAGACCCCATACGACGGCTGCTGCTCCTGTCGGAGCCTGACACCGGCTAGCGCCGGCAGATGTAAGATGTCCATTGTTGGACAAGGATGGGATTACATCCGCACTAAACTTGACAAGATGCGTGTCTGATGGTATCATTCGGTATGTGGTGGACGGANACACACTCACACGGAGAAAGGACATGACCCACGAGGAAGCACTCAACCGGATACTCAGCAGCCACTGCATAGCACACGCTGAGGGTAACAAGAGGACGTTCGAGATGGATCTCCACTGCCATCACGCGACTGTCGTGGCTGAGATCGTGAAATGGTCAGTGGAAGGCGAGGACACTCCGTTCCAGTACAAGATCCTCAGCGTGGAGATCTCGTGACTAACCCAACAGGGGTTCCATCGGGAGATCTTGAACAACTCCCAAAGTCCATCAGATCAGCCTTGGAAGCGATCGAGTGTCTGATGAACTACACGACGTTGAGTGATATCGCCCTCGCGCTGGCGTTCAAGGCACGACATCAGAACACGACGGCGAGAGCGTTGCAGCAGGTGTTGGAGAGAGAACTTCGGGATGCTGTGGCGTTCATTCCAGAGTAGTCCAACATTGGACATCTCCAGCAGAACATTTGACAACTGATGTGAGGGATGTTATCATTCGTATATGGGCCGGATGATCCGGTCTCATAATGTCCCGGAGGGACAATGGCGAAAAAGGCTTATGAGGAAGTCGATTCAATCGCGTTCGTGCAGTTGTACGGATTGCTACCAGCAGACACACACGAAGCTCCTCCCATTAAGTCTCGTGTGTTCGCAGATCACGGGGACGATGAGGACCTGGAGTGGGTGATCGCTACCGTTCGGGAAGCTCACGGTGATGAGCCATTGGTGTTCGCCGCTGACGTGAAGTTTATGAAAGCTGTGGACGGAAATCCAAACATCCGTGAGGATACACATCTCCATTTCTGGATAACATCTGCTGGTGGCCCGACGTGGGGAGAAGTGATTCGGTTGTAAGCAACATCCCGAAGGGATGCCATCGGGAAGCAGCATCACTGGCATCTGATGGTCCAGCCTGATGATGGCCGAGAGGCCGAAAGCGGTGGTTGCGTAGGCTTTGCTACGAACTAGTTGGCCACCGCTAGCTGGATTCCCTAAGATGGCGGCACTGACCGCCGGAGGAACAGATGGCGACTTACCAGAAGATCACTCCCAAGAAGCCCAAGCCTCGGGCTACGCCTCGCATCATCACTGA